GTTGTTGTTCCTGTTACTGTTAAGTTACCACCTACAGCTACATTACCTGTTGTGGTTATTGAATCTATATATGCATCTTTAAAGTATAGTGAAGATGTTCCTAAGTCTACATCACTATCTGTTACTGGTAATACAGCTCCATCTTGAATTCTTATTTGCTCTACTGCTGCCGAAGAAACTTCTACATAAACACCCCATCTATTGTTTGTGCTATCTACTTCTATTTTATTTAAGAAATCTAAATCCCCAATCTTAAATATATTACCACCCTGGCCTGCTGTGCCATCGTGTCTGTGCCCTGTAGAACTTGCACTGCTAGAACTATATGCAAATGCATTAACTAATTGATTGTACTCGTTATTAAATAACGCAGCAGTTATAGTATCTCCATCTGCTAGTGAACTTTGTCGGGTATAAGTTTGTGCCATTTATTATCTCCTGCCTGAAGGTACGTAATTTATATAAAGTCCATTAATGGTATATGGAGCTTTTGTGTCATCACTAATTACTGTAAAACTGTTACTATGTCCACTACCTTGTAGTGCGACTCTTATCAATGGATTTTCTGCCCCACCGAATACGTTAGTTCCAAATAACGCATCTCCAAATAAAGATGGTGGGTCTATAATTCCTAAATCAAAAGGGTTTGGGGGTTGTGGTATATCAGTACTACCATAATCAAATCTAACTTGAACATCTGGTTCTACAACACCTTCTGCACTTGTAGAAACTTTTAAATAATGTAAAGTCTTTAATGTTCCTAAATCTCCATAATCATAATCTGGAGTTGCATAACGTGCTAAAATTTTAGCACCATTAAAGTCGTTACCTGAATCATGTACGTAAATAAATCCATCTGTATCGCCATGATAATAATTTTCTATTCCATTTTGGTCAAATCCTGAACCTATTTCAGTAACTTCTATTCCTCGTGTTTCTGACCATTGAAATCCATTAGGTCTAAGAGTTCCTATAATCCCTCTTTGTTCACTATTAGTTTTTGAAGTATCAGTATAAAATAATCTGTATTGAGATTTTTCTCTTAATACTAAACTAGTTATTATATAGCTATTTATAGTTTCTGTCAAGTCTGTTACTAAAGGTTGTATCTCTTTACTAACTGTGCCTAACTCAACGTCGCCAATTCTTGCTGTACCTGCGACTGTTCTTAAACCATCTGGTGCTAAAAATATTAAGTCACCACCAATCTCTTGAATACTATATCCGCTTGAGCAACCTACGTTCTTTGTTACTGG